CCCTCCCCTGAGTAAACGCTGTTTTTGAACAAAAAAGTTACCATATGAATATTCCAGAATACATAAGAGAAGACGTTAGAGCGGCTGAAATATATGAGAATACAGCCAAGGAGTTAGGTAGAGGCTTGTCCTATACTGACTGTCAAGTAATGGGGATTCTCGCCAAGAATTTGTCACGGTGGGAGGAACTTAGTTTGTGGATTGACGAGCATGGAGAGATCGCCACGGACGACCGGGGGAACGAACGCCGACACCCCAAGGCGATCAACGCTGCAAAGGCTTTCGACCAATATCAAAAGTCTGTTGAAATGCTGGGACTAACTAGAAAGCAACGCGCCAAGGTTGACGTAAAGAAACCCGGCAAAGCCGTGACCAAATCACTTCGTAAAGAACCAAGAAGCGTAAGCATTTGAAAGCATGGCAACCTTACATTGATTCGGTTTTAACTGGCACCCGTTTGGCGGGTCGCTTAGAACGGCTCTCGGTAGAACGGTCTGTAAGGCTGATGAATGACGACAGGTACGACTTCGTTGAGTCAGAAGCGGAGTGGGCTATCAATGTCATTGCAAGTTTAAGGCACACGAAGGGGGACTACATGGGGCGTCCGTTTCAGCTTATGGATTGGCAAAAGTTTTTCTTAGCCTTCATTTTTGGGCTAAAGCACAAGGAGTCAGGTCTGCGAGTAATCAAGAAAGTGTTGCTGTGTATCTCGAAGAAAGGCGGGAAGTCAGAACTTGCGGGGGCTATTTCGGTGCTTATGGCTTTCTTCGATGGGGAGAAAGCGGCTGAGGTTTACAGCGTCGCCAACAAAAAAGACCAAGCCCTTTATTGTTGGAACTCAGGGAAGGTAATGGTTGACTACCTAAAGTCAGAAGACAAGTTGCCAGACGTTAGGGTGTATAACTCCCAACAGAACTATGAGTTAGTCAGCAAGTTAGAGGGCGGGGATATAGAACCTGACGGGTCATTTTTTCGGGCTATTGCGACAGACTCCGGCACACTTGACGGCGTATTTCCGCACCTATCTTGTGTAGATGAATACCACGAAGCCAAAGACACTTCCATCCCTGACAACTTGGAGTCTGGTTCTGTTGGTCGTTCTCAGCCGCTCTTAATGATAACGACAACTAGGGGGTTCAATATTCACGGCCCGCTATGGCAGCTTGAGCAACGGTATATTCAAATTCTGGACGGCACAATAGAGAACGACGAAGTTTTCCCCTTGATTTTTTCAATGGACGATGAAGACGATTGGGAAGATGAAAAGAATTGGGAGAAGTCAAACCCCGGCATAGGTCAGGCCCCTTCATGGGAGGGTTTGCGGTCACAGTATAAGACGGCGAAGACGGAAGGCGCAACCCGTATGACTTCATTCATCACTAAGAACCTGAACCGCTGGCAGAAGACAAATACTACATGGATTAAGCGTGAAGACTATATGCAAGCAGCTACCGACTTTGATGAAAAAGATTTGCACGGTAGGCTTTGTTACGGCGGTCTTGACTTGGCAACCGTCAAGGATTTATGTACGTGGACATTGCTTTTCCCTCCAACGGAGGATGACCCTAAGTTTAGGAGTTTGACACGTTCTTGGTGTCCAGAAGAAGGGGCAGAACATCGAACAAGAACAGATAAGGTCCCTTATTTAGATTGGGCCGATAGGGGTTGGATGGTCCTCACTCCTGGCAAGACAACAGACTACGGTTACATTGAGGCACAAATCAAGTCTGACTTTTCAGTTTTTGATGTACATTTTGCAAATTACGATAGGTTCAACGCTTCTCAGTTAATCAATGATTTATTGACAGACGGGATAGAAATGGTGGCTTTTAATCAATCGTTCATCAACTTTTCCCCGGCTGTACTTGGCATGGAAAAAGAGATTTTGGATGGCTTGTGGGACCACCAAAACAATCCAGTAGTGGCATGGTGCTTTCAAAACGTAATGCTAAAGACGGACGCTGGCGGCAACGTCAGGATAGACAAGGCTAAGAGCCGGGAAAAGGTAGATGCTGCGGTAAGTAACGCTATGGCTTACGCTGCATACCTAGAATATAAGGAAGAAGAACCGGAGATCACCGGGGAAATAATGGTTTGGTAAAAAATAGTGCAATGACAGAAAAAAGACTAAAGACCGTGTTGCTTTCGCTGGCAATCCCCTATGACGCTTTTAAGCTGTTCATAATAGATAAGCAGGTTTCAGAGTGGGGGAACGAACAACTGTACTTCACGCACGACATCATCAATTTTATAGCCACGTTTCGAGACTGTGACTATCCACTACAAAAAGAAAGCAAATGACGTGCATAGTAGGCTTAGTCCACAAAGAGAAGGTAATTATTGGCGGCGATTCGGCAGGGTCAAACGGTTACGACGTAGTGATACGTAAAGACCCCAAAGTATTCCGTAACGGCCCATTTGTCATCGGCTGTACATCGTCTTTCCGCATGATTCAAATTTTACGATTTGGGCTTAAGCCGCCAAAGATTAAAGGCGACCTGTACAGGTATATGTGTACCGCATTTGTAGACGCTGTACGCAAGGCGTTTGAGGCGGGCGGGTATCTGCAAAAGGCCACAGCCGGAGACGAACAAGGCGGTTGCTTTATCGTGGGTGTTAACGGGCGGCTGTTCGTCATTGAAAGCGACTTTCAAGTAGGTGAGCCTATGGGCGGCTTTGCTTCTGTCGGCTGTGGGGATAGATTCGCTTTAGGGTCGATGTTCGCAACCCCTGACCTACCGCCAAAGAAACGAGTAAAAACAGCCCTCAAAGCTGCTGCAAAGTTTAGCACTGGCGTAGAGGGTCCATTTTTAATTAAAAATAGCAAGTAATGGCAGACGGCTTCAAAGTACACTTTCCCGAACGGGACATAACGTTTAGGATTACCGCAGAAGGTCAGGAAACAGCCGACAAGTTCGAGGACTTGCGAACCATTAGCATGGGGGAGTTGGGCTACGAATTGATTGCAGCCGAACGGGTGGTTTACTGCGAACTGCTTTGCGGTGGTGAGGTAATCGAACAATTAACTTTCGGGGAAGCGACCCGGCAAATGGAAGACCACTAACTTGAACCCCACCCCGCCCGAAGGCTACCACGTTACCGACAAAGACGAAATGTTGGTTATCCCGCAAAAGGTCGTTGCCATGCTTTCAACGGCTGGTTACTTCGCTATGTTCTGGACGTTCATTCAGGAGCGGGGCTATACGCACGTTCAATCATGGGAGGCTTGCGAAAGGACGTTAGCACACTTTAAGTTGCCAGCGCGTTACACAAGCTACGAGAGTTTTAGGGCATCCAAAAGTAAAAGCGAAAACAAGCCGGATAGAATGGTTAGTTTTTGGTAATGACTTACGTTGTCTTTGTAAAGTGGTTTCGGCCCCGTCGCTTATGTGGCGGGGCTTTTTCATGCCTACCAATTCATGTTAACCAAGTTAACGCGATCAGGCCACTACCCGCCCGATCTTGCGGATATGTTGGCAGAAGCCCGTTCCGCAATTAGTGGGTATTTACGTGAAAATTCCGTTTTGGCTTTGTCCAAATCCGGGGGTAAACTAGCGCAAACTAAGCAAGAACCTACCGAAACCCGCGCAACCCTTGCAGAAGCTATTTGGGGGCCGATGTTTGGTGGTCCCGTGTCTGCTTCTGGCGTATCAGTTAACCACGAAACAGCACAACGCCACTCTGCTGTGTGGGCTTGCGTCAAAATAATGTCTGAGGCTATTTCTAGTCTTTCATGGGATGTTATTCAGGAGTTGCCCAATGGCGACCGCCAAAAACTACCTGCTCATTCTGTTGCAAAGGTTCTACGCTCCCCAATGAAGGGAATGTACAACGGCAACACATGGTTTGAGACAATGCAAGCGTGGAAGACCTTACGAGGCAACGCTATTTCTTTAATCGTCCGTAACGGGGCGGGAACACCTAAAGCCCTAAGACATTTTCCTTTAGAACAGGTTACGATTGACTTTGATGCGGTCCACCAGATGACGTATTACACGTTTTGGGACCGTCACACCAACAAGAATATTGTTGCCGAAGCCGCCGACGTTATCCATATCCGTTCGATGGTGTGGGACACAGAAAAAGGCTGGGGGAAATCACCTATTGAGGTTCACCGTAATTCTATTGGCTTGCATTTGGCGGGCCAAGACTACATGGGAGGCATAATGAAGAACGGCGCACACATCCCAGGTGTGCTGATGACTGACAACAAGCTAACCGCCGAAGGTGCGCAACGTATGTCACAAAGTTGGAGCGCAAAGTTTGGTGGCTCTGGCAATTCAGGTTCAACCCCAGTTTTAGAACAAGGCGTAAAGTACCAAGCCCTAAACCTCACCCCTGCCGATGCGCAATGGTTAGAGGTTAACAACGCGACCATTCAGGACGTGGCTAGAATCTTCGGGGTGCCTCTGCATATGCTGGGAAGCCTTGAGCGGTCAACGAATAACAACATAGAGCAACAGGCGCTAGAGTTTGTCACGCAGACGCTACGCCCATTGGCTAAGATTTGGGAGGCAGAGTTTAACAAGCTGTTCACCCCGCGAGATCAAGGCAAAATATACTTCAAGTTCGACCTAAACAGCCTACTACGCGGTGATGTGAAGTCACGCGCTACGCTATACGATACGCTCCTAAAGTGGGGCGCTGTCAACGTAGACGAAGTGCGTAGGCTTGAAGGTTGGAACGCGATATTAACGGGCGAAGGCAAAACTCACCTATACCCCGTCAACATGGCCCCTT